CTTGTTCTTTTAACACCACAAATGACGGTAGTAGTAGCAATTCAGGAGCTACTAGGGGCGGTAGTAATTCAGACCAATCAGGGGGTAGTCCTCAGTCTGCATCTTCAATTAAGTTTAACACTTTTTACGGGTCTAACGGTAGTTCAAATGGGGCTTTGGAAGACCACAATGGCTCGTATTGCATGACTGTAGGAGACTTAGCATGAGTACACTTAAAGCAAACGCTCTTATTGGCGTAAGCACTGCTGGCTCTATTGCTGTAACAGGTGAAGGTAACTCAACCACAACTAATCTTCAGCAAGGGTTGTGTAAATCATGGGGTCATTTTATTGGCACTGCTAGTTCACCTTCTTTTGATGACAGCTTCAATAAAAGTTCACTCATAGATGAGTCTGGTGATGGTGCGTGGACAACAGTGTTTACAAATAACATGGCTAACGCAGATTATGTGGAGTTACCTGTTTCAACTGCTTTTTCGGGGCTTTGGAGCAATGCAGAAATGACAACAAGTGATTGTAAGTTTTTTACTTCTAACGCAGCTGGAACCAACACTAACAGAGATATAACTGCAACTGCAACCATTGGGGATTTAGCGTAATGGCTGGGAAAATTGTAGCGGATACTATTGAGGGTACGACTACTACTGAAACAGTAGGTGGATCTGCTGTTACGATACCAAATTCTACCGACACAAAATTTGTTGTTAATGGTAGTGCGAAGGCTTGGATTCAGTTTGTTATGGGTACGCCGACAATTAGTAGCAGTCTTAACATCTCTACCATGACAGATACAGCTGATGGTGACGCAGCAGCTAATATAATAAGTTCCTTTGCTTCAGCAACTGGATACTCTTTAACTGGTGGCGGCAATCATTACACTTTAGGCAATGATGTTGTTGATAACGATTCAGCCTCGGTTATTTCTTACAGACAGTTCGACAATTCTTCAGCATTAGCTGATGGAGCTGGCACTAACTCCTCAATGACAGCGCATGGAGCTTTAGCATAATGCAGACACCTAAGTTTCAAGGCACACACTTATGGGACAGACTGTGCTGGGCAAAAGAAAACCTAGAAGCCTATCAGTCAGATTACCGTGTGGTCTACGAAGATAGCATTGATGAGTGTGCTAAGATACTTATACCAGACCCTAACTGGATGGCAGCAGCTATGCAGGGCGGTATCTTACCGCCAGTGTGGGTCTATTGGGAACTAGCCAAAGACGAAGCACAACCCGACTTTAAGAAGCATACCAGAGGGTATTTGTTGCACAATACAGAGCCTGTCGAAGCTATGAGCGAAGAAGAAGGAATTGAATACCTAATTCAAAAGGACATACCACAGTCCGTGTGGACAACGTGGGATGAGGGCAACAGCCCAAAGATGGTTATTTGTAGAAAAGACCAGTTACCAGAAACTCGCGTCTGGCGTAATGCTTGGCGCATAAGCAAAGCAGCATAGGAGTAAGACATGGCTGTAACAACGTATATTGTTGATAAAGATGGCAATAAGATAGATAGCGCAGAAGTTATATCTATGCCTAGCAACCGTGATTTTAGAGGCGCATGGTCGCTGTCTGGCAAAGTCATCTCTGAAGACATGACTAAGGCTAAAGAGTTGTTTAGAGAAAAAATTCGTCAGGTGCGAAAGCCTTTGCTTGAGGCAGAAGATGTAGTTTACATGAAAGCTATGGAAGCTGATGACGTATCTGCCAAGACAGCTTCTGTGACAAAGAAGAACGCTTTGCGTGATGCCCCAGCCGCATCTGCTATTGGGTCTGCTTCAACGATTGTTGAACTAAAGGCAGCATGGAATACAAGTTTACTTGGCGAAAGTCCATACGCATAATGAAGCCCGATGACATTATTATAGCAACAGGTGGGGTATCAGCTCCACTTTGGTTGCCCACTTTGAATATGTGGGTAACGCTAGTGCTTGGGGTGATGTCAATTATTTATGTTGGTTGGAAACTTTGGCGTTTGTATTGGGATAAATAATATGTTGCAAGCATTGATAGCACCGATAGCTAACATCGCTGGTTCATGGGTTGAAAGCAAGGTTGAAACACAGAAAGCTAAAGCTGCTGTTGCCAAACGTGTTGCTGCTGGTGAACAAGAATGGAATCTTGAACAAGCAAAGAATTCATCATCATCGTGGAAAGACGAGTGGCTAACAATTCTTGTAAGTATTCCATTAATTTTAGCCTTTACTGGTAATGAGGATATTGTTGAGCGTGGTTTTGCTGCGCTTGACACAATGCCAGATTTTTATAAGACTGCCGTCGGCGTAGTATTTGCTGCGTCTTTTGGTGTACAGCAGTTAACAAAGATGTTTAAAAAATGAACATAGCAAAGTTTACAGAACTCGTTGCCCAGCATGAGGGGCTGCGCTTAGAAATGTATCATGACACAGTTGGCGTACCGACTATTGGCTATGGTCATAACATGATGATGCCAATATCAGCAGAAGCTGCCAAAGTTATACTGGACGATGATATCAAAATTGTTTTTGCGGAACTTGATGAGCGCATGGATTGGTGGCGTGATTTGCCAGAGCCAGCGCAAATGGTTATTGCATCAATGGTATTTAATATGGGCTGGCCTCGGTTTTCTCAATTCAAAAAATTTATAGCTGCATTAGAAGATCGCATGTGGGATAAAGCCGCACATGAAATGGAAGACTCGCTTTGGTTTAATCAGGTAGGACATCGTGGCAAACATTTACGTGACATGATGTTAGAATGTAATGGGCAAACATAACATTGAAGAAGCATACAGAGAATTTGGCACAATAGAAAAAGCAGCAGATGCTTTGGGAATGTCAAAGAGTAAGTTCTATCGAGAGCTACAGAAGTCAAAACAAAAATCATATATCTTACCAGAAATACCAGAAGATGATTTGCCTGTTGAGGACATAGTTAATCATCTTCATCTGCGTTTTCAAAAGCGCAAGGCGCATAAAGATGCGACAAGATGGTATAATGTTGATATGCAGTCAGACGATCCTATTGGATTATTATGGCTGGGCGACCCACACATCGATGATAATTACTGCGATTGGGATTCATTACGGCATCATTTGTCCATAATAGCTTCACACACGCATATCTATGGCTGTTCAGTAGGTGACTACCAGAATAACTGGGTTGGCCGTCTAGGACGATTGTACGGCGAACAGGACACATCCCACAAAACAGCGTGGAAGTTAGTTGAGTGGTTGATAGGCGAGATGAACCCGCTTATTCTCATTGGCGGCAATCATGACATGTGGTCTGGTGCTGGCGACCCGTTGAAATGGATAGCTAGTGGTCACACCATTCGTGAAGATTGGGAGGCTAGAGTCAATCTTCGGTTTCCAAATGGGCGGCAGTGCCGCATACACGCGGCTCACGATATGTCGGGCCATAGCCAATGGAATGCGCTTCACGCCCAAAACAAAATGGCTAGGTTTAAAAACCATGCCGAGTTGTACATAAGTGGACACAGGCACAACTGGGGCTTGGCTCAGATTGAAGATGTGGAAAATAAAAGTACAGCGTGGCTTGCCAGATGTCGTGGTTATAAATTCCATGACACTTACGCTATGGTCAAAGGTTTTGATCAACAAAACTTTGGACAAGCTATCTTTCAGTTGATAGACCCTCAATCTGATTCACCTACAAATTGGGTTCATTGCTTTGTTGATCCGCAAGCTGGGGCGGATTATCTTGACTATCTGCTATCGCTTCGGCAGTAATAGCAGCGTAGCCAGCTAAATCTACCCAGCTATCTTCGTGTGCTGGTGTTTCCATCAGGCGTGATATCTTTACTATCATCATCATAATGCCAACATCCTCTACACTAAATTCTATGTCTGCATACGCCGACCAGATTGCTGCAATGCGTTCAAAGTTTTCTGCTGGTGAACCGTAGTCTTTGCCTCTTGATTGTACAGCATCATGTGCTTTAGATAATATATCTGCACGATTCATTTTTCTTTTATCCTTCTGCAAACAGATTGTAGGTTTACAACGTGTTTAGCCTGTACTGCTTTTGCTAATGCAGGATGTTTTGTAAGTTGCAACAGTAGTTTTACTTGCTTGCTTGTAAGTTCGGCAGTGTAGGTTTTTTGCGCCATCAAATTTCTTCTACTTCAATAAAATGTATGTCGCCTATTACTGCTCTTCGTAGTTGTGCTGGGTTTTTAAACTTCCGCAGTTTGTTTTCTGCTATGAGTTTTGCTTCTGCTGTATTTTGGGCAGCAAAGCAAAACTCAACAAAGTGTTCAACAACAATGCCTACTTTGTAGGGCGTTGCTTTGTATGGGTTGGCTGTCGTTGTGCGATCAGAACGGGATGTCGTCATCGATTGTCCCTCCATCAACTGTTGCTGGCTGGATGACTTGTTTGTTTTCTGCTGGCTGTGTGTCTGTGTTTGGTGTATAGACACTAAGCCCCATGTAGTCTGAGCCATTCTGGGATTTGTTTTTGTAGGCGGATATGTTTTGCTGTCCAATTTTGCCGCCGTAGTTTGGCTTGCCTTCTGGTACATCGGCACCATTATCATGCATCAAGCCAACCTCAATAAAGACAGCTAGTTTACGCTGTCCGTTTATCTCTTTCTTGAACAGCACACAACGTGGTTCGTATGCATCATCAATGTGCTTTGCCCAGTATTCAATGTTGAGCTTGCCTGACAAGATTGGTTTGCCAATGTATTGCTCATCTTTTTCTGTAATAGGAAAGACTCTGCCTTTGTTTGGGCTAAGTTTGTTATCCATGTATTGCTCCTAGTATTCTGACGGTTCGTCTTTTGGGGTGTTGTGTGGCATTGGTTCTTTCCAAACTTTTGGTTCTGCTGCTTTATTTCCATCGTCATCTTCTGATGGTAGACCAAATGCAGCTTGCAAACCATAGCGTTTAGCATAAGTAATGCCTGACCCCATCTTTTGTGGATTAGTCAAGTCTTGTGACACAATGGGTGTGCGACTTGTCAACACTTCGCCACTGACATGCATGACAATAGTCTTGACAAACATGCGACCATTATCATCCATATCGATTAGCTGTGTAAATGTCAGGCCATGCTGACCTGCTTTGCGGCAAGCAGCAATCACTTCTTCTAACGTAGAATATGTTGAACGAAAGTGTGGGTTCTTGCCATCTTTGCTGGCTTTTACTTCTTCTGCATGCCATGCAATAAATGCATCCGTGATTGATAATTTTTTCTCTGCCATTGTTACCTCCTAGTCAGAGTGGATTGTAATGCGACAAGCACCGCGCTTGTCACGCTTGATAGTCAATAGATCACAGTAGACCTCACGTTCTGTGTCTTTTACCATTGACTTTAATTCTTTTTTAGCAGCTTCATGTTCTTTAGCTTGTTGTGAATAATTCACAAACCTGTGAGCCGCGTCCATGAATTGATTGTCTTTGCTTGCATCACGCTTGATAAGTCCATCAATCTTGACGTTAGACCAATCAACTTTGTTGGCATAATTCTGTACTGGCTCAACGTCAGACTCTACCATTTGCCAGAATTGATAGGCTTGTGTGCTGACATTTTTCCAATAGTCTTCTTCAAAGTCTACTACGCAATATTCCCATAGATTCCCAAAGATGACGGAAAACACAGCTTTCTTCAACTCATGCAAACGCATGTACAAATGTACTTGCGGTAGATATGCTTCCAACATATCAGACATGCTGCGGTAGCTTGTTGTATGTTTGCACTCGACAATCATAGCTACGCCATTTTTGTCGTAAGCTACGCCATCTGCTCTTGCTTGATAGAGAACGCCAGATATTTTTTTGCGGATAATGTCTGGGCTTGGCATTACATCCCAGCTAGTACGCTTAGCAAGCCATTCCATGTTGAATGATTCTGTGCGAATACCAAGCTGTACATTGAACTCATTACTCAAATTTTCTGGTTGAGTGCGTCCAGTTTTGACATGCCATAGCGTATTCCAATCGCCGCGCATGATTGAATACATATCGGACCCGCCGATAAAACCTTTTCTTTCCATGATAGACCTCCATCTATTTATATATAGGTTGGCTCGTCATCGTAGACTTCGCCAAAATCCTCCCACTCTTGTTCCCAGCTTGGCTGGCCGTCATCTTCTTGTACTTCATCTTCATCCATTTTATCACACAGCCTCCTGATAATCAATGCATTTCTGCAACTCATCACGTAACATGAACCGTGGCTTGGACTTCCATCCAATGCCAGCTTCGTTGATAAACTCTGCCAATGTTGGGAAGAATCTGACATTTCGCTCGATGTAACCAAATGCATCAATTACAATGTCTGCTGGATATTCTGCCAGCTTAGATGCAAGAGCTTTGCGCTTCATGTCAAGCACCTTTGGGCTGAAGTCTTTAGCCAAAGTAATCAACGCACAAAGCATAGTAATACGCTCTTCAATGTCTTTGGTAGGTAAAGGCACTAAAGCTTTTTGCACCATCTCGTATGCTTCATGTAGTCTGTGTAATGGTGCATCTCTGTCAATACGATAGAAGACAAGTTCGTAATGTTTGTTCAGTTTAGTTTCCAATGGAACTAATGAACTCACGCCATCTTCTATCATGCTCGTTACTAGCATTGGCTTGGTAGCTGCGTCTGTTAGGCGAGCCAGTGCTTTGGCTTTGATTTCTGTTGTCAATGCTCGCATCTAAAACCTCCTGTTCATGCATGCTTTCAATGATAGATTGTCGCTTGTCAGGTATAACCTGATTGCGCGGCAGCCTGTAGTTTGGATCACGCTGTTTCATATTGACCTCCGTATCGAATAGTCTAGCAGTGTGCCTTGACAGTATCAAGAATAAAAGTATCCTGTGTCGTGCGCAGTCAGACCTCCAAATGCGCGGCGCGATGGTTAGTCACCTCCAGCTAGCCATCGCGCTATTTTTTCAGCCAACGGGTTGTTGACTTCAATGCATATAAAGTTTGGCCCTGTCTTCTGTTTAAGAAGATAGATGTCTGCTGGCTGTGTTTTGTGTGTCTTGGTAAGAAAGGAAAAGCCACGACCTGTAGCCTGATACTTTGATTCAGCTACCAATCTTCCTTGTCTGGTGGTGATAGAGATATCGGACTTCCACTCACCTCCCAACGCGCCAGATAGCGGTTGGCGTTTCGCTTCGCACCCCTTCTCATTGAACCAGTTACACCACCATCGTTCGTGGTAGCTGCCTTTGTTGCGGCTAGATGTTCCCATCCGTAATACTCCAAACAATCATCACACCAAATAGAACCACTTGCCATCACCGAAAACCAATGTGATGTACTGCCACAATGTTCACATGCAGCAGGCTTTCCTCTACTATCCTCTAGTTTCTTTGATTTCGATTTGCGCTTCGAGCGCATCCAGCCAGCAGACAAACATAAATCCTGACGGAACTCTTTTGTATTGTTCCCATTTGTGTATCAAAGATGCAGCACATCCAATGCGGTGTGCTAACTCTTCTTGACTATAGCCACGTTTGTTTCTAATAGCCACAAGAGTTGCAACTAAATCCTGCCAGCTATTCGTATTCACTCTGGGATTTGTGTAGTGAGTAAGTGTTGATCGCATCTTCAACCTTTGTTGCTGTTGATAGACGCAAATCCTGACCCCCGATTGCACGATAGTATGTTGATGTAGGTATCTTTGCTTGCTTGAAGAACTCAACTAATTTGATGCCAGTTGGTGCTGCTGCATTATTTAATTGTTCTAAATATGTAATCATCTAGTACATATAACTGTGTAGCATAAATGCGTCAAGGCATTCGAGACACCTTGACGCTGTATGTTAGTCTATGACAATGCGTATGTTGTTTTCAAGTTGGTCACGAAGATTGTCGTGCATCCAACTTGTAATCTTGTCATCGAGATCATCATCCATAACTGCTTCAGCTACTTCACGAGATATGTTGCATATTGCATCATCCACAGCAGCTGGCATATCATTCATCACGTTTATTACTTCATCACGTATTAGTTTACGCAATGTAGCTGTCAAACCATTAGCCAGTTCTTTGTCAATATTCATTGTCTCTATTTCATAAGCCATTTTATACTCCTCTTGCTAAAATAAATAATGCTTGACGCAATCTTTCAGCATCACGCCTACACATTTTAGCTGCTTCTGAATGTGAATAATCATCTTCCTCTGGACAGTCATCATGCCATATAGCTTTTTGGTCAAGCGCAACAATCTCTTTTATAACAAGAGTTTGCACAAGACCATGAGCCTGTGACCATGACATGTCATCCGACGTGTTGATTTGTGCAGTATCCATCTCCAAGTGCCTCCATTTCTGCATTTGCTAGTCTTTCGTATTCTTCCATCGCATGCTTGATGAGATGGTTGAATGCTGGTGTGTCTTTGCCGACAATGCATTCGGCAACAGTCATGATTTCGTTGGGCCATAACTTGTTGCCGAGTGCTGTGCCAACCTTCACCAAATCAATGGTTGTTTGGTGATGCTTCTGCACTTGCAGGGAATCGAACATTCCCTGCTGTGCAATCAAGTGTGCTGGTAAAGTCATGATGCCTCCTTGATTGTGTAAAGTGTTGGATGTCCTTTAGTCTTTGTCTTGAAGACTACATAGCGTTCATCTTTTTCAAACCGATACAGCGTTGCTTCTGCTGCTTTCTGTGAACAAGACCAGACTGCCATCATTGTATGTATGGTCACAGGATGTGGGCCAGACATAAATGTGTGCAGTTTTTCCATGCGTGTAATGTCACGCTTGCTTGCCATATACACAGCATTAATTACTGGCGTTGGCTTTTTGCCATCAGCAAACACAAGCTGTTCAGATATCTGTGGCTTTGGCCTGTCTACTGATAAACGAGTAACAATTTTAGTAAGAGCTTCCAACTCTTTGGTTATTGCTGTTAGCTGATGCAATGTTTCAGTCTGCCTGTTGAGAACAAGCTCAACTTTTTGACGTAAAACATTTTCTTCAGCTACTGGGTCTTTAGTTTGAAAGATGCTCATGACATATACCTCCTATGCTATAGCTACATCTTCTGCTGTGTGACTATTGAGTAGTTCCACAGCTTGTTGTGCGACTTTCGCCGCTTCGAACACGTACTTCACATCATTGTTCAGTGCTTGTAACCATGATGAGATGTACTGTGCATGGTCATCTCGTGCTGTTGGTTCCAGCCCGAGTTGTGCCATCATGAATGATGCGCCCATCTCTGCAACAAGTTCTTCAAAGGCATAGCCTTTCTTGTTCTTTAGACCAAGGCGATCAAGTCTGGATTCGTGACCTGTCCAATGGACAAGTTCATGTATTTTTGTGCTGTAATATGCAAGGCCATCAACAAAGTCAGACCACGGCGGCATGTTCACTTCATCTGTTGATGGACGGTAGCAAGGCGTGCATCCATCAACCTCAACAACTTTGGCTGGTATATCAGCAAGTTGTTTATCAATAGATGCAACTGGTTTATCTGCATTGATATACAGTTCTTGCTTTGGATAATAGTGTGATGGCAGACCAGTTATCTGCGATGCATTGAAGACAGAATATGCTTTAGCATACGAATAAAATCTGTCTTCTTTGTCTTTGTCTTTAGCTGTGCCAAAGTGAAAGACTTTGGTTGGTGACTTCTGACCTTTCAAGTTGCCGCCAAGCTGTTGTGCTTGGTTGTAAGTCATCCAGTATGGATTGTCATAGTCACACATCCATAACATGATGATGTTCATGCCTCTGTATGGTATGCCGTTGTGTCTTAGTGGTAATCCACCACCAAATTTGTTGTATGGACGCAACCACGGTGGGCATCCATCCTCTATCTTTTTGATTATTTGTTGTGTAATATCTGCGTACATGTTGACCTCCATCATCAGATACTCTGTACTAATATCATATTTGTTGCACTTCTGCAAGTGCAGTAATCAAATAAATTTGTCTTCATAATT